GGTCTGGGGGTACCCCTCAACGTTATCAACAACCCCAGCCGCTGTAACCCCGTCAAGGGCCTGGAGATTGGCCCTCAAGGCGTTCAGACTTCTTCCACCCGTTATCTGAAGGCTAGACTGTCGTCTCAGCCTATAGTCAGAGTCAGACTCTAAGGGGATGCCTTCATTTGCCTGGTTTGGATTGCTGCCACTAGCCAGCCCAGGCTGAGGGTTGACGATCTTGTCAATCGTCCCAGGGGCCGCTGTGATTCCGCCAAAGTCCATAGAGGTAACAGACGTTGACACTGGGTTGAGCCCGTCAAGAACAACATCCTCATCCAGGGTCCACCTAGCAACCGGGTTGCTGTCGTCTCCCCCTTCAAACTGTGTCCCCTGAGGAACAATCTTCCCAACAGAATCAGCCTCCCCAATCAACACATAGTCAGCCGTTGATTGTGTTGGTTGAATCCTGAGGACACCAACAATGGTCCCCAGATCATCAAGGGGCAACCCATTGGCGTTAGCTGGGATCATGGAATCATAAATCATCTGGGTGGCCTCAGACTCCTCCCCCAGCTGTTGGGCCATGATTGATGTCATATGACCCAGGAATGAATTCGAACTCCAATCAACCGTGACACCAACAGAGGCCTCAAAGGCGTCACGAATGATGGTCAGAAAATCAGAGGTCCTGGGGGCTGTGTATCCATTCTCTGTCAGTCCAAAGTTAGCCATCAGATTGAACCTCCATAAATCACGGGTAGCCCGTTTATCACAAAGTAAGAGACAGGATTCGTGTTCCCCATCGAATCCCCAGATGGAAGGACACTGATTGAGAACTCACTCTCATCCCTGACCACTATTCGGCCGTTGATGATTGCCTTCCTTGTCAAGGGGTCAAAGCTTTCCTCCCAAGATGAAATCCTAACCACCCCGTCAAGCCTCAGGATAACTCTCTTGACATAATCCCCAACCTCACTAATCCTGAAAGGCTTTTGCTGACCCCACTCAAGATAGGGCAAGCCAACAGACTTGTTGAATAGCGCTTCTCCCCTGTGGAGCTTTGTCGCTATGCATCCAGACTGAGCAACTTTGTTGATGTCATTCGATAGAACTGGATTGATGGGGAGATCTCCAGTTGTTGGGTTTAGGAGGACATCATAAGTTGTAGTCATTCTGCCTTCACCTTTGACGATCCTGTCAGTTGGTTTGATAAGGCCTGAGCTGCCAACTGAAGCGCCGCTCCCCCATCACTAGCCACAGGGACCCAGGTCTGAAGAAGGTTGAGTATAGCATTGAAGTTGGAATCTGTTGGGCCTGACATTGCAACTGGGTCTGACGCAAAAGAAGATCCAAGCTTTATCTCTTGACCCTCTATAACCATGGCTGACGGATCAACCCCAGTTGAATCTATAGGATCAACAGGGGGCTGCGTCCCCGGATACGCATAGCAATCAGAATAACTAAACCGCCTGAGATCACCAGCTTCAATATCATCATTGCCCGTGGACTTCCACTCGACAATACTTCTCTCTGCTACATGTAGAATGACCCAATCCCCAGGGGACAAAGGGAAGGTCATCCCAAACCCCGATCCGCTGTGTGGAAACATGACAGGGACGTTAACAAGTGTTGCCCCCTGTTCGCTTTTGACCTCCCCCTCTCCGTCTTTATATCTCCCCCTGATGACGATCCTTGCGCTAACAGTTTGGCGGTCTGGGTCGTAAGCCGTGACAATGGCTGGACAAGACGTGTGAATCCGGGCTGTGCCATCTCTGACAGCCATTTTCAGCAAGTCCGCAAAACTTGGCGCGCCACTCAAGAGGACCTCCTAGTCCCAATCACTTGAACATAGAACGGGGTGTCCCATCCACTGTCCCCCATGAATGTAACGTCCCTAGCGGTATAATCACCCGAGTATTGCTCAGATTCCACCCTGTAGGGTGTCCCAGGTCTCATATCGGGATCTAGCAGCGCCTTTATCTCAAGTACCCCATCATCCTTAGGCGATGGAGACCCAATCAGGTTCCCACCTTCAACAGAGAAGAGAGGACCCGTTGTATTCAATGGCTGATTTGTACCAGCAACATTGATGACCCCATCATTGATAAACCACTGACCACCCACTGACTCCATCAGAGAATCCAACATGTCACGGCTAGTTCCAGAGAGATTCAACCCATCAGGATAACTGATCTGATTCTCTGGGATTTCTATTGATCCGAGTGGGAGACCAAAGGACCCCAACACTTCGTCTATGACTTGTTGAAAGGTTGATCCCGTAGCCATTGTGGAGCCAACCCTAGACTCTTGGTAAGACTTTCCACCGTCAAGAGCCTCAATCCTTATGATCCTCTCTGTTCCTTGTCTTGTTATTGTGACACCGTTTTTGATTGGCTCACCAACAAAGATCTGTCTTGGGGTATCATACCCAGCTGTCAATCTTATGACCACCTTGGGATCTTGCAAGATTGAAGCGCTTTCCTTAGTCAGATTCCAAACCTCCATGACTGCTTTGTTGGGGTCTGAAGACCTCCTCATATCCACCCTGAATCTGACCCGAACGTTATCGAACTCCCTACCCTCTGACCCTGAAAGGCCAAAGTTGATTGAGACATGACGACCAAACAACCCCATCAGGTGATAACAACGCTTGGAGCGGTTGCCGGGGTGGGTAGTTCATCATCCTCATAGTTGACGATCACTAGGGTGTCCCCAAGAGCGTCCCTGATATATCCGTCAGCCCCTCTGATGAAGAGGTTCCCACTTGGGGCAACATCAACGTCAAACCCCACATTGGCTATTGGTGCAACCCTTGCCGATAGCCTGCGACCCAAAGCTAACGGGTTCCCATCTGAATCAAACAGACTCATGTACCATGATGAAGCTCTCTGTCTCCATGTCAGCTCAATCCGATATCTTCTAGACCCCAGGGTCACAGTCTGACTGTGCTTTGGGAATCTGGGGAACCCTCTTATTTCTTGTCCCATTATGCCGCCCCTATCGCTTCAAGCCCCTTCAGAAGCCAAGACTTATCCTCTGTCTCCTCTTCGTCTGATGGTGTCTCTGTTGGTTGCTCACCCGTGTCAACCTCATCAGGGGCACCACCCTCAGCGGGAGGGGCTGGGGCCTCAGGAGGGATTGACACGGATTGAAATTCTGCAATTCTAACATTCTTCAGAGATATGGTGAAACTGTATGATCTTCGGGTCTCCACGCTGTGAGGATATGACTCAATCATCATATTTTCAAAAAGGCCAAACCGGTCTGATTGATAAGACAGCAACTGACCAATGAAGCCCTCAAGGGTAGACCTTGCATCCAACACCCTCTGAGGACCCTCAGCCTCAAAGGGGTCAACTGTGACCGGTGACTCTGTCACTATGCATGTCAATATGATCCTTTGTGGCAACTGTTGGGCATGGTCAGACGTTACCGACCCATCCTCTATAGGGTGTTCAGTGACTCTGATGTCATGTATAAAATCCTCTTTGATAACAGTATCAGGGGTGAAGGATGTCCCATCTTCTCCGAAGATCGTACTCAAATATCACCACCTTGGAACGCAGCTGCAGCCCCGTTCAGCATTGCCCCAACCTGATCCACGACCTCATTGCCAACAGCCTGAGGATTAGATGCTCCATTCACATTGATTGTGTTGTTCTGATTCACGCTGTTACTGTTGGACGAATTAGAGACAGCTGACGATCCTGCGGCTGACCCAGCGCTAACCCCAACATCCCCGCTGATGGCTGAAGACAGGCCGCTGATTGCGCCAGCAATCTTCCCCATAACGTCAGCCGCTTCAGCCAACCTCTGAACAAAGAAATCAATAACATCAAGAGCGCCGCTCCCTATCCAGCTGATGAACTCAACAAAGTTATCAAACAGGGGCTTTAGAGCTGTCAGCACCAACCCAATAGCAGGCGTAACAACAGCAACAAACAACTCACTCAAAGCAGAAAATAACCCCCAAAGCTCCATAATGATAGACTTGCCCGTGTTTATCATGTCCCACATAGTCTTGAACGCTTTCTCTGAAAGGCCCAACCGCTCCAAGAGCCTTCCCCAGACAGAATCACCACCCTGGAGGAACGTGTAAACATCCTGAATTGCCAGTAGGAGAATCGCCCAAAATCCAGCCAAGACCCCGATTATTGCGATCAGGTTGGCGAACAAGATAAGAACAAGACCAACAACCGGCGCTAAACCAATCCCCAAAGCTGTGGCAACAGCCCCAAGAATTGTCACCAAGCCTGAAAGTATTGACACAATTGGAGTTAGAACGGCAACTGACAGAACTCCACCTGTCAACAACCCGCCAACAGTGACAAGAGCAATCAAAACATTCTCGATCCCCCCAAAGAAGTCAATGATCCCAGCCGCCTTCTTTGGGATCTCCTCAAGTATTGTCCCAAGGGTCTCCATAAAGGAATCAATCTTCTGGTCTATTAGATCCTTGTTAGCAATGAACCACTCAACAAAAGTGTTGATGATGTCTGTCATCGCTGGCATCAATGCCATTGATATTCTATTTCTTATGCCCGTCAATACAGCCTGAACATCTGTCATCGCGTCAACAAACTTCTCTGACGCCCTGACTTGTTCCTCACTCATTATGAGGCCAAGATCCTCAGCCCTCTCCATCAACTCTTCGATACCGTCAGCACCCTCAGCCAACAGAGGCCCCAGAGCGGCCCCAGATTCACCAAAGATCTTCTGAAGGGCTGCAGCTCTCTTCACTGGATCTTCAATGTTATTGTAATTATCAGCAAGCTCCTTCAACAGTTGGGTCTGAGACTTGACCGAGCCATCAGCATTCTTGACCTCGATGCCAAAGTCCTTGAAGGCTTGAACAGCCTCCCCTGTCCCTGTTGCTGCATTGGCGCTAGTTCTAGTCAATGTCTTGAGGGCTATGTCAAGCTCCTCTGTTGACACCCCAGCCTTGTCAGCTGCAGCCCTCCACTTCTGCAGCTCTTCAGCGGATATCCCAAGGGCGTCAGCCGTCTTGGCTATCTCATCCCCAGCCCTAGCTGTCTCAACTGTGAGGGCTATCAACGCGGCCGTCACTGCAGCAACCGCCCCAGCGGTAACAAGTCCCACCTTTGCTAGGTCCGTGAGACCAGTCTTCACCTTATCAATACCAGCGTCAAACTGAGCCACGGACTTGGTATCAGCATCAACACCAAGCTTGACCAACAGCTCTCTGATCGTGGTTCCCATTATCCGCGCGTTCCCTTTGTGGCTGACCTATGCCTGCGATCCCTCTCCATTCTTCGTCTTTCTAGGTCTTTCATGTCATCAAGAGCGTCAAGGGCTGCATGACTCGCAACGATTTCCCCCAAGGTATAGCGCTTGACTGCATGCAAACCATCGGGAATGTCTTTTGAAAGAACCAGGCGCATGATTATCCACTCTACTCCATAGCGAACCGCACCAGAGACAATCTTATCACGAGCGGCATCAGGCTTTGTGTCTTTCCTCTTTCCTAGTCGATCATTGAAGTAACGAACTGAGGCAAAAAACCGTTGACTGCGATCACCCTCCCAACAGCTTGAAGCATCTCAGCATAATTCGCCGTATAAGCCTGGTCGAAGTTGATCCGGCCTGTTGGCCCATCCTGCCTAAGGGGCTTGCCGTTCCGAGTAGAATACTTCAGGAGTTTGTGAACCAGATCTGTCATTGCCAATTGACCAATGACCATCCTCAGGTCTCTAGCCGCTGACACAAAGTCAACCCGCTCTAAATCAACCTGATCCATGATCTTGGATAGGCCGGTTGAGGCCTTGACCTCTCCCCCAGGCCCAAACTCCACAATCTTCTCACCGGCCTCCCCAGCCGTCTGTAGGGCATCAGCAATGACACTCTGAGCGAGTCTCGCAAGAGGTTCCCCACCAAGAGCCATCAACATCCAAAGGATGTCCATCCCCTCAGTTGGAGGGTGGGCGATCACTAGGTACCGATTTTCAACCCCATTCTTTCCGGTGATTGAAAACTCAAAAGTGTTTTGTTGGGTCATGGTCAGGGATCCCGTTTGGTTGTTAACTTAAAGCAGATTGCCAACATTGGCGATGAAGGTTGCCCCAGCCTTGGGGAGATACATTCTGAATACACGCTCCCCAACTGTCTTCCCCATAGTCACTTCAGGGCGGTTGAGGAACACAGCCCCAGCGCTGCTAACCGTCTCGCCATTGATGGTGTCCTGACACAGGAAGGGGAGAGGTAAGATCTTCACACCAATGCCCGGGGGGTGTTGGGCAACAAGAAGAGCATAGAGCAACGTATAAGCCTTGGAGGTAGGGAGAAGAATGATCTCACACTCCATGTCATCATTGGCAAGCTTGGAGAATACCGTCTGACCGTCAGCCCCAACTGTTGGTTCTGTCAAGTCTTCAGGGTGGGTGAAAGAGATCACATCACCATCCCCAAATCCAGTGACAACAACACCACCAATCAGAAGCATGACAGCGGTCAAGTCATATGTGTTTGGTCCCAGACCCATTGTCTACCCCTACGAATCAGCGAGCGGTGTCCGCCCAAAGTTGAACGTGAAATCAAAGATCCGACCATCAACAGCAATCTGTGCCCGGCCACTCCCTCTAATTCTCTGAGCGGCAAGATCAGCCGCTGTGATTTCAAGCATGGTACTCTCTGTTTGGCCGTCCACAAAGTGACCAGCCGCAACACCAATATCAAACTGAGAATCAATAAGACTCTTGAGCAAAGCTTGCCCGGGTGCTGCTACTTGGATCTTCTCACCCCTAGCAGCATAATTGACCTTCTGTGTGATCACAGCCTCTTGAAGCCTGGTCTCAAACCAGTCAGCAGTCTCAATCTCATAAACCGGACGACCAGTCATAGTCCCACCAGCATCAATGTAAAAAGTCTCAGGCCCAAATTCAAGACCAAGATTGATGTTGTTAACGTCAGCAAAATCCTTCTGAGCTTGAGTCAGGTTGGTTGAATAAGCTGTCACACTCTTTGGGGCTGCATTCCAAGTGGCCGAAATGACATCAGGATCAAAAGCTAAACGATTGACGATCCAAGCAACATCAGACCACTCTGAAGCCGTATCATGCCAGATACCAACAGATCGGTCCCGAGAATCCAGGGCTGTGAGGGCTGGGGGCAGACCTCCGGCCGTCAACCAATCAGAATCAGCGCTCTGGAACATGAAGACCCTATTCATAGCCTCAGCCGCAGCAGAGACAGAGAGAATGTCAGCATCAGAGCGGCTGTTGATGCAAATCCCATAAAAATCTGCATCAAGGGACTCAACTGAAGAGAGCCCATCTGAATATGACTCCCCACCAACAATGTCCACGTAACCAACCTTGAACCGGGTTGGCTGAGGCCTCTGGGAAAACGCCACATTGACAGCCGCCAAAGTTCCGGCGCTGATGTATCCAGCGGCCTGATCGGCTGAGGCCTCAGCTGCGCTAGCATATGTCACAACTCTGGAACCATTCAGGCTGTTAGTTGCGAGATCAACCAACAGTAGAACGTTCCCAAATCCCGCAGCAACCAGTGGGGCCGCATCAAGAAGGATTGTGATCGTGATTGTATCGTTATGATTTGCAGCCATCTAAACGCCTCAACAGACTTGGATTGATGTGTTGATCACAAAGTCACCGGGTGGACTTTCGCTCTCAAGTGTTAGACCCAGATCAAACACATCCAGTTGAACAGACGTGCTCTCATTCGAGTTGTAAGTATACGCGATATCAAAGTCCTGTGTTGACCTTAACTCGGTTTGATCGGCTATGACAGCCGCAATATTAGACTGCCCAGATCCCAAGATTGAAACTGATAGCCCGGCATCCTTCAGGATAGCTTTGGCCGATTCCTTCCAGATTGAAGATTTAGCCTCTGTCAGCCATTCTGTTGCAAGATCCTGTCCCCTGACCGACACAGTTGGGATTCCAGAACCGTCCAAGCCAGAGCGAATATCATCAGACCCAACAACTATGTCAAAGGTCGTTAACCCAACGGTCAAATATGGGATCTGGGGTCTTGGCCCATCCTGCTCTGATTTTATCACCTGAGCATCAGAGAGTGGAGTCAGGTCAGATGAGGCCTTGATCCAGCTTCTGACGCCCTGGATTATGTCCTCTCTGGTCGTCATTCTTTGGCCCTCACACAGAGAGCCTCGCAATGAGGAATAGGGGCAACCGGGCCCCAAGGATCAATCAGGTTGACTGTGTAGACCTCCCCATCAATCACAATCTGATCCCCAATTGACTCAGTTGTCTGGTCTAGGGGTTCAAGGATCGTGAACGTAAAGACCTTTCGCCATTTGTCGATTCTGTATCCCTCAGGGAGTCGCTTGATATCATCCTTAGTCAGGGGCTGGACAGAACCTGTGATAGAAGAGTCCACAGGAGACGGGGTAACTGGGGACCCACTTGAGTCCCAAGTAACCAACCCAGAGCGCCTACGAAGCGTCAGGGGCCTTTCTCCAAGCATTGGAAAACCCATCAAGCCCCCTCAATCTCATAGTCAATAGATTGCCTCAGCCTACCTGTATCAATAAGCGGCTTGGAGCTTCCCTTCCTCTCAATAGTGGATGGTGCGTTCCTTGGGAAGTCATTGTCTGTGATCTTCTTCTGAACGTCACTGACAACCATAAGCCCCAGGCGGTCTAAACTGACCTTAAATCTTTGTCTCCCGTCAATAGCTGCCCTCAGGCCTTTGGCTATGACTTCCCCGTATTTAGACCTATTCTCATCAACAGTAGACCTCAGGAATGGTCTAGACGGGATCGTTGATGTTCCAAATTCATTGAAGGCGGCGATCGTCGCTAGGTTCAACTCCTCCCCCTCCGCCACCTTTTGACCATCCTTCTGTCTAATGCCAACCAAGATAGAGGGGTCATCCTTTCCCAATCCCCTCAGCTCCTTCATGATCCTGTCATATCCAAGATCCTTGTCACTGACACTCACAGGGTCACAAACATCGGAGATGTTGACACCCTTGTTGACCTAATGGAGAGATACTTCCTTCCATAAATGGTAGAGAGATACTGTTGATCCTCACCAGATATGTCAGACGCTGGGGAGGCATATCCCACACTCATCCCTCCTGTTGTGACAGAGGTTATTGGACCTCCACTCAACCCTGCGGCTGGGTCACCAGAACCAGGCAATACCGTCAAGCAATGCGCCACATAGAACGCGATAGCCGGACAATAGCAGTTCCCCCAGTATTCTGGGTCGTGACAAGCCATGGCCGAATCAATGAACGGCTGAACACGAACATCCCCAACAAATTCGGGGGCTATCGCCTCAACCGCTGAGACGGTACACATTAGGCTGTCAAAACCCTGAGGGGCTTGTCATCAAGGCCATTGCCAACAAGGGGCATCACCTTATCCTTGATCTTGGACCATACATCCTCGGTCACAGAGACTTCAGGCTGAGGTAAGAGCTTGCCGCTCTCTTTGCTGATAACGTTCAAGTCAACCTTTGCGCCAACAGTCACCTGTTGAATCTTGCCCTCTTCTCCAGGCTTGGTAAGATAGCGAAACGTCCAACTGTCATTTCTAGTGTTGATGATCTTTCGCATGGTTTTCTCCGGTCAGGAATGCGCTGGAAGAGGTCCCCGAGATTGGGGACCCCATCCTATCTACTAGCTAGGGGGTGCAAACATCAGAAGATTGTTTCCAACATCCCGCATCACAGTTCCACCCGTCGAAGTCCAAGCGATGAAACGCTGAGAGAATCCTTTGCGTTCCGCTGGAAGGATGTTGAATGGGGAACCAATCATGACATTGGCCACGCTATCCATATCGTCACGATAGAAAAGAAGCCCATCCTCTCCGCTGGGTCCAATTCCCATCAACTCGTTCGCGACAACAACCCGGGTGACATAGTTTTGATTTTTGAGGAAGTATTCCAAGACACTTGTATCAGTCCCGTTCCCCATATTTTTTCGGGAAAGCATGTTCTTAATCCGCGAAGTGGTAGCAAGAACATTGCACGAGAACGTATCCTTGGATTCTTCAGCCGCGAAATTAGCAGCGCTGGAGAGATCTTCCAAGTATTGTTCAGCAGTAGCCGACCCATCATAGGTCAAGGCGCTCATCAACTTGGCAAGCCAGGGGTAGTTCAGAACACCATAAAGCCCGGCGACTGCAGAACCGTTGAAGTAAAGGGAATTCACTTTCCGATCAATCACACGCCGCAAGCCGCTCATCTTTCGCTGAAACAGGTTGCTGTTGGCGAACTTGCTAGCCTGTTCGTCAAACAGATTCATCCAGAATCCAGAGACAATGTGACGAACAGGGAAGGACTCTTCCACTTTGCTAACGCTAACTGTGGGGGCATCATCGCCCGAACCACCCCGATAGATATGGGCCTCACCCTCAACACTTTCCCGCTCCACCGTGTGAGAATTCGCCCCAACCGGGACAGAACGATCAACAGGGAATAGCTGCATGGCATTGATAGGCGGTTTTTTCTCCTCAAGGACTCGACCATAGGTGTACTCAAGTTGACGGGCAAAATGAAAACCATCCCCACCAAAAGCGTCAGCCCTCCGGCCACTGTCACTGATCGCGCCATCATATGCACGAGCAATGCTGTCCACGCGATAAGCGCTAACAGCCGCTGACAAATCCGAATCTGAACGGTTAGCAACCGCTTGCCCGATCCAAGAATTTAGGTAGCCACTATCGTCCAAGAGCTGGCCTGAGGCGGCATCAATTACAAGGTTGTCCATGGTCTATGGCTCCTAAAGGCTGATACGAAGATCAGCAATGTTATCCCCAGAGATTCCCGAGCGATACCACTCAAGTTTGGGGAGTTTTGCGCGGGTTGCACTTGAAGTGTTGAACAGCTTACCAACATCAGCAGATGAGGAATCCAACTCCACATATACAGACTCTCCAAGCGTCACACTCTGGGAGTTCTCAACCCAAATTCGACCCTTGGTTCCAACAACAACCCCAGCGTTAGCAGGATAGGAAGGCGCTGAAGACTGACCCACGGTGGTGGCAGCTTCATCAAAGGAATATCGGGAGATCCCCAGGAAAGCATCAGCGGCACAGGTTGCACGGCTTCTATTGCTCGTCAGTGTTCCCTTCGGTCCAGCAACAGTCTTCAGACAATCACCAGCAAGATCAGCCGTGATTGTGATAGTGTCCGCAGCTCCACCAACCGTGACAGGGAGAGATCCCAGGGCTGTTGTTGCAGCCGTGCGAAGGTCGCCAACTGTGGTGTCATTGTCAGTGTTGAAGGGGGCTGAAACCTGATACTCAGAACCGTCATAGGTGACAGAGATGTCAGCCGAATCACCAGCAATAATGCCAGCATATTGGACGGAATCTAACTGAGCCGTGAAGGATGCATCCCTAGCCAACTTCCCAAGGGCTTCCCCACCATCAGAGAAACCAGAGAGACAAACCGCCAAACCAAAAGCGATAGGCAGGGCAGATGCAGCGGTTTGTGTCGTCAACTGGGTCAACTGGGGATCAGCCTCTGTCATCGTGAATGCAGCACCCGCAAGGAGACCTGTAACTGTAACCACAGCAAGGGCCGGAGATGCAGACACGAGACCGCGAACAGTTGCATTGGCGTTGATTGCATCACTCAGACCTTGGGCGATTGTTGCGGTAGTTGCAGCACCCCCAGAAAGGTAACTGACCGTGATACCCTCAATGATCACAGAGTATGTCTTTGCATTTGTTGCGCCAGTGACCGTCAAAGTGTCGGTCTGAACCGCCTGAGGATCACTATTGATAATATGTCGGTCTTCAGACTCCCAATCCGTCAGAACCCATTCACCGGGCTTACCCTGTCGGTATTGATCCCGAACGTCCCCAACTCGCTGTGAAATAGTCATAGGTTATGCCTCTTCTTTGATCATGAGTTTCTTTTCTCGTGCTGCTTCAAGGGCATCAAACAGCCTCTCAACAGGGTCCTTGCTGTCAGTGGTCTTTGGGTCTTCTTCTTCATCAGCGTCAACCCGATACATAGACCCTCCGGCCTTTTGCTTGGATCCCTCAGCATCTCTGTAAATCTTCAGGTATGCGTTGACGTAAGCTGGCCCAACATCATCCCCACAAGTTCCATCAAGCCGGCGAACAACAGCCAAAGCAAGGTCATCATTGTCCAACTTAAGCTGTTCTCCCTCGATTCCGTTTTTCTTGGCCAGTTCAATCAGATCTGACCGAACGTCAAACCAATCCAGCCGGTGGGTCAACGGCATAGGCTCAGGCGCTGCATCTTTTCGAGCTTTGGCCTCTCCCTCAAGTTCCTCAACCCGTTCCTTGGACTCCTTGAGGGCTTCATCAATGCGCCGTTTGGCCTCTTCTTCACACTGAAGCCCAATAGGGTCAGCATCTTCCCTAGTCATCCCTGATGCCATCATCAGCGCTGTAAACTTCAACATATTGGCCCTCTGTTTGGGGGTTTCAACGTGGTAGGCCTCATCAGCCCTTAAATGTATAGAAGGGCCACCACGAGCCCGATCAACAATAGCCAGGTGATTATAACGCCTGGCCATCTGAATTGCATCATAAGAACCAAAATCAGGGTGATTCCCTGGAGTGGGGTCAATCTCAACCCTATACCCGGGACTGAGTTGGTGTGTTCCAGACTCAACGGCTTTGATCGCGTCAGACCTCTCAACCGTGAAGGAAACCCTAACCCGACCGTCGTCTGACACTGATACAGTCTCCCCAATGCTGCCAACCCTTGCCTGTTTGACAGATCTGGGATCAACATCCTTCTTGGGGTGCTTCAAGGTTACGGGTTTGCGCTTCAAGGTCTCAAGATCGTCAGACCTGTGAAGGTTCTCAGGAAGAACCAACTCTCTAATCACATCACCCTTTGGCCCTCTGTACTCCAACACCCCGGGGGTTGCAACGAACCCCTCCACAATGAGGAACCCCTCATCTGTTCTCTTGATGGGTGCTAGTTCTGACCTATCACAGCGCCTGTTGACAGTTATCCGCTTCATTCTGTTGATCCTATGATGGGTGAAAGTCTCTGTCAATCGTCCAAGATGGGTTCAGCCACACAACGACACTGAAAATCGTTCCCAGGGTGCCCTGTGATTGGTGGGGGGTCACTCCACAGGAAGACCTTCCCGTTATTCGCTTGGTGTGTTGCCCTCACCCTCTCATCCCCAACAGTTGACCACCTATATCGAAAAACTCCCGCATCTTCCTGCCTCTTTTTTGTGATCTGTCCGTTCAGTTTGGCTATCTGGTCCCGGGCTATCAGCTGTGCCCTTGATCTTGAGACTTGATATCTAGACTCAAGGAGTTGACGTATCCTCTTCGTTGGAAGACCCTCCTCAAATCCCTCCCGAACTATAGACCGAACATCAGAGAAGTAACGGTCGTCAATGGACTTGATTAGGTCAACATTTTCCTTGATCCAAGCCGCCCGAATAGCGGTTGCCGGGGTGCGCATAGAGACCCCAACCCTCGCAACCCGCTCAGGAGACACGAACATGTCTATCTGTTTCTGTTGCTGGTTGGTCGCAAACCGGTCTACACTTTTAGCTTGACCTCTGATCGCGGATTGATTTGGGATCTGTCTCCTCTTGAATCCCCTCTCGACTGCTATCACAGCATTCATGAAGCGGTCTGAATCAGATTGGTCTGACCTTGATTTCTCGTTTATCTGTTTGCTGAACTGGTCAAACAATGGCCTCAGTTGATCTGAAAGGAGTTCCTTGGCAAGCCTCACACGCCTCATAAGAAAGGCCCGATAAGACCTCTCAACAGCAACAGGGAAAAGGGGCTTGTTGGCCCTCCTCCTTCTAGCGTCAGACCTCTTCTGATTCCTATTCTTTTGCCTGAGAATCATCCGGGTTTCCAATGCTCTGGGGTTCAAACTCAAGCTGAGCCTCCTCAAGCTCTTCACGCTCATTAACCTCATCCAAATCGACCGGCCTGATCTCTGGCTCCCAACCACGGTCACTAAACCTGGAACGGGCTACATCATCAGGCCCAATGACTCCAGTGTTGATGTAAATCTGATCTGTTTCCGCATACGTCTTCTTGAGGGTTGCTGTCTCTTGCTCAGTCACTTCAAAGAATGGATTGAACTCTAAAGCCCAAACCGCCTGAGAACCCTCAGGACCATTCATCAAGATGGTATACAGTTCCTCCAACCTTCTCCTGAGGAGATGGTTCTGTATTGCTGCGATCACATCACCAAAGTTGTTCCGGCCCGATGCTCCATCTGTATTCAGTCCGCTGGGTGAATCTCCAAACAGGATGCTCTGGGGGATCGCCGTGACAGCTGAAAGAGCCTGTCTTGACTTGTCATCAAGTTGAGCCCATCCCGCAACATTGTCAACACTGCTCTCAAAGGTCTCACCCTCAAGGAGAAGAAGGACCCCAGTCAGGTTGATTGTTTGAGCAATCAGTTTCGCTCTCTTCAGGAGGGCATCTCTAGCATCTGAAAGGCCCTTAGTGTCCAGCCCCCTCAGCTTCAGAACCCTTGTCCTCGCATCATGGGACAGTCTAGCCATCTGACTATCAAGAACATTCTTGTTCCTCAGTTGATCGTATGCAGCCTCAACAACGCTGTCATCAAACCCCATATTTTCAACCCTGACAGATGGGGGAAGCTTGGAACCCGGGAAGTAAATGACCCGAGACCTGTGGACCTCCCCACCCACAAAACCAGAACCCCCGGACATGCTAGGGGACAACTGCCATGACTCAACCTCCCTGAAGTTTGGGGAAGACAGATCATCATTCCATGAAAGAGCCGATATCTCTCTCCTATCGAACACAGCAAGGTTCAAGATCTCCCCTGGGTTGTCCCTGTCCATCGGCTCTGATAGATCCTCATCCTCATTCACAATCAGGATGACTGATCCCCCGTATAGCCTGGCCCACCTTAGAGCGTCCCCAACATTCTCATTGATGTTCAGCCTCTTGTCTTCCTCAGACATCAAGACTTGATCTGGTTCCTCACCCTCCTCAGACTTTGAGACAACCTTCCAACCCTTCCGAGTGGCTTGGTCTGGAACTACATCAATGAACCGTTTAGTGTATCCATCAAAACGGTACAGGGCTGTCAGGGCTGAACAACTCTGAGGAGACCTGCGGCTGACCGTGCTCTGAGTTGTCAAGTCCCTTGATGTTCCTAGACCGCTAACCATGTTCTCAAAGCTGTCTCCCCTAAACATCCTGGGGGTTTCCGCCTCTGGCCCTGGGAGCTGGGGATCAAAGCCGTCTGACCTCCAGGAAAAGAACCAATCTAACCAAGACATATGAAGACCCTCTAAGAGATGACATCATAACAGCCAATAGGCACACAGTAAACGACACCCGATCTACCCCCTCAGGTTGCAACCACAACAGCCACAACCCACAACAACGTGAAAGGGAAGATCAGATGACGTTTGCTATGTTCCTATAATGATTCCTTGTTGAAGCCAGGGGGCAGGGTCTGAACCAACAACATGTGGTTCTGGACATCCTTACACGTAGCAGTGAAGTGACCCGAGGGGGCTTGTTCAATCTCAAAAGGTAAGACAGAATCACAGATTAAATCCTGACCACAGCTCAACTGAACATAGTGAGGAAATGTAGAGTCACCAACTGTGATGGTGAAGATCTCAGCATCTTCCATCAGCTTCAGGATTATTTTGGATATTTCGAGTTTTGCTGTTGCATTCATTTTTTCACCTATGTTAGAATAGTGGGTTGGAATCATCCCACTCTAATTCTTGTTCTTCTTCGTCGGATATGCTTGGGTCACAGTAAATGTGGTTCATCATCCAGCTTTCAACCTTGAGGACGTGTAAAGACCAGAGGACCGGGCCCCTCGACCTGAACCCTCCCCCTGTGTCTCCCTCCCTCTCAGCGGCGCGCCTGATGCGGTTACATGCTTGAGACCAGCTATATTCCCCCCTGTGGTTCTTGTATAGGGACCCGCAACCCTCACAGGATGTTAGGTCAAGCCATGGGGGAAGCTTTGGGCGTTTGATTCTTGGGTTGACCATCTTTCCCGCCTTACCCCAGGGTGACTGTCCAGCCGTCGAGATTTCCTCCCTCATGAACATCAGCCTCAAGCAATTCTTCAAGTCTTGAGTCAGCGATGTGGCCACAAGCTAGGAACGTCAATTCCTCAAGGTTTTCACTCCAGGTAAATCTAACGAACTGTGAGGGGTCAGAGTTCAGTGTTGCTGTGATGGTCATCATTCTTGTCCTCTGTTGATGTTCTACATGTAACACACCCAAACGGGTCCATCATGCCCCTGACATTTACTTTACAATTGGGTATCATCGGTCTTCGTTTCGTTGGCTTGCATGGTGTGCTCCTTGGGTGCTACCACCAAATCCCCGTCCTCTCGCGAGGTACGGGGCTGGTGTGGGGTGGGGGGCTGTGCTATGCCGCTTTCCTCATTGCTGCTTTGGCCTGGCGTTCTTCTTTTCTGCATTCACGGCAATGGCTTTGAACCCGGATTTCAATCCTGGAAAATGACCCATCAGCCTTGAGGCCTCTCTTCATCCGGCGGATTCCGAAGAGAGCATCAACCTCACCTTCAAAGGCATGAAGGTTGCAGCGAGGACAGGAGCAAACAGCATCAGCGAAGCTTAGGCGGACTGCTGACTTCATGATTTCAGTGTTCATGTTGTAGGCCGCTGGGTTGTTGGTGTTGAGGGTCATGGTCGATCTCCGTTGTTGATGATCTATATGTACCACGCCTGATTGATTCCGCCAACAAGATTCACCACCCTTGACATTTGCTTGACAATTCCACGGTCGAACGCCCAAAATCGACCCCTTAACTTTACATAATCTCTGGCATCCCCCTCAGGACAGTATTAGGGCAATAGCCCTGATAGCTGATGCTAGGCTTGATCCTGTAGACCTGTAAAGGTTCTCTGTCTGTTCCCTGTGTTGGTCCTCCCTGTCTACAGATACGCGAACAAGACTTGTTGATTGAGAGTGTGAGTCAGGACCTACTCTGATTCTGATCTCACATGTTGATATCCACCTTTTGACTCCCCTTTTATCCGTCCACTCTTTCTGCATGTCTCCAGAGTAAACAGCGATGATGGAAGAATAGGACTCAAGATCTTCTGTGATTGAGGTCCTGAAGAACTCGACACACCTATGTGTGATGGGGTCTAGGCTCGATCCCTCCAGAATGGTCCTGAATAGTTCCTGAGTTGGATTCATCAACCTTCTTGGCTCACTCATCACTCACCTCCTTACAGACTTCCAGAATCTCATCTGGGTGGTCGTAAGATATGAGCGGGTAGGCGCTCCTCGCAGATCCAATGCCGTCGTCGTGCTGATACAGCGGCGCAGGAAGTCCGCGCCATTTGCCCGTCCGATAGTTCATCTTCGCGGATAACAGCCTTCCGACATCCAACCACAAAGCGCCAGCCGCGACCTTGGCCATAGCCTCGCGATTCAGCTTCCAGATTCCGCCGTCGCCAGTGATGTACAGCGCTTTGACAGACTTGATCTCACTCATCACTCACCTCCCGCCCTTCGGCGTCGAGCAGTACGAGGGTGCCCCGCTCCTCCAGATTCCGCCGTCGCCAGTGATACCCACCGTGCAGTGCGTTCTGAACGATGTTCCGCACACGGGTCGGGGACAGGAACCGCGAGCCTTGGGCGGCGTAGAAGCAGCCCACCTCCACCGGCTTACCGTCACATGCGAGGACGAGGGCATGCCTGGCAGCAGAGGTAAAGCTCCGCGCCGGGAGCCATCGCGGCTCTGTGGTCCACGTCTCCCCTTCGTCATCTGTTTCCCAGTCGCAGCACCATGCCCTTGGGGGTCTTGCCCCACACGGCCCTTCGTGGAGCAGCCCGTGTGGATCGCCCTCTTCGGGGATGAGCAAAACAGCGTGTACCTTACTCATTGATCCGCACCTTGAGAGCCTCGTGGATGTAATAGAGCCCGGCCGGTATCGTGTCCGGTATCGAGATCGCCCCGTCTGACGCGACGACCTCACCCATTCCCGCGCCTGTGCCTCCTCCGACGGAGTAAATGTGGCCCGGTGTCATGTCGCCCCACTCGGGGATGCTGGACGTACGCAGGGACACCCAGCCGCAATGAGCCGCGACGGGTGCCGCGATAGGGCCGTCTGTCTGTCGGATGACGATACCGGTTGACGTGGCCTCCCAGGTGAGCCATTCGTGGGACTCCCCAGTGATCGCATCAATGCACGGATTGACATCACAGCTGACAGCATCCAGAGAGCAGGGGTCAGGAAAAGTTTGGGCATATGCTGTGATGGTGAGCAATAGGGTTGTCATGTGTCCTCTCTTGTTTAGGCCTGGGGCCGTTCTGGACAACCGTATCACTCCTGATGGAACCCGTCAAGCATAACCCCTGAAAATGTTTCTTGTTGAAATCCCTTGACGGCTGAAGTCTGAAGGGGTTAAGATTCAATCATCAACAAGGGAGAAATCATGGGTGATAAACTCAAAACGGATGCAGAAATCTTGAGGGCGCTCCCTGAGGGCTCCAAGGTCATCATTGATGAAATCACTTGGAAAAAGACTGACAATTATCACCGATGGTCATGTCATAGCGTGAAGGGTGGACGCATCACCTATGAGGGAATGTGGAACTGTGCTGCGGTTGCACTTGTCATCCAAAAGAACCCGGAAAAGTCAGTTTCTTTTAAGGGGGTCCACAAATGAGATTGCCAGGATATGACCTGCAACCATGCTCAATTGGGGATGTTAGACACTTGTTCCTGAAGTATCACGGTTATGCTAGTGTTGGATCTGTATCAACCTACTCTTTTGCCGTTTATGAATCTGGTGATCCAATTGCGGCATTTGTTTGGCAACCCCCCCCGCCTGGGGCCTCAAAATCCGCCTGTCCAACTACACCCCAAGGCGTTCTGTCCTTATCCAGGATGGTGGCTGTTCCGAGATCATGCAGGGCTTTGAACCATATATCCAAACCCCTGAGAAGACAGATGAGGAACCTCATAGACAGAGGAAGGTGGCCTGTCCTGATCACGTTCCATGATGAGGGAATGGGTCACACTGGTCATGTTTATAAGTGTTCAGGCTGGACACCTACAACAAAAGCCTTGAGACCGGCCTATGTTGACCACAATGGCAGCAGGGTTAGCGTTTACAGCAATGGAAAGAAGAGCGCTAGGAATTTGGAGAAAATTGGAAACACTACCATTCAAAGATGGGAACACAGGGCTTGCAAAGTGGGGTCAGAATCTTCCTGGATGTTTAAGCATGGTTGGAGAAGGAAACCAATCCCGGGTAAGGTCTGGTCAAGCGGAAATCAGGCCTACAAATATGTTAAACAAGAGGCCCGTCTAGCCCCCAAAGGCGTTGAGTAGCCGGTCGTATTCTTCCGTTGGATCTTCCCCAGCCTCAAAATAATAGACGGCCTGAGATTCCGCATCAATCTCATCATCATTTGACCCATTTGGGAATGACAGATGCTGATCGATAAACCCACCAAGCCAGTGGGCATCATTGTTGGCTGGTAGCAAAACGTCTCCAGCTTCATAGCGCACCTGGGAAAACTTGGCGCGGGTTTGCTTGTCTCCAATGGCCCCAGGGTTGACAGCAACAACACCCAAGATCCCGTGAATGTTCTTGGCCAACTGTATAAGGGCCGTCCCATTGCTTTTGTCCTCAATCAGCTTCACTCTAGCTGTGGGCCACTTCTTGCAAAGGGTAAGGAACGCTGACAGCAACTCGTTGATTTCCATCTGTTCACAGATCCTGTCCAACAGATAGAGTTTGCTTCCCATCTTCCCCCAAACCTGAAGAGCAGAGAAGTCATTCTTCTTGCCCTTCTTCTCTGCAGCGTCCACACTGATCACAACATCATCCATCTGATGAACTATGACCCAGGGTGGAACGCTATATCTGTGGTTGAACCAGTGACTCAGGAACTTTGTTCCCTGTTGTGGGGTCGGTCTCTGTTGGTGCTGTGAGGCCCAAGCTTTAGCCCTTTTGGGATCGTTTGCCCGTTCAGACACCCACTCATCATCATACCGGTCGGGGTTCAGAAGTTCTCCAGGCCTCTTTCTTGGGTCCTCCCTGTTCGCGTGGGGATGCTCAGGATCATATTGAGTAGGCAAGACAACGTGATCAAATCCTTGGCGGTTGCTGGGGCCGTCTGGGGCATACTTGCCCAACAGATACCCGGGGATGTCGTTCTCATGTAGGCGCTGCATGATAGTGACTCTAGCCCCGGTCTTGGGATCGTTCAGCCTGGATTCAATGACGTTATCATATATGTCAATCGCGCCCTCCATCCTTTTGTTCACCTGCTCTGGTGATCCCATTACATCTTTCAC